TGAGTGATCATTTCACTTCTGTATTAAATTTCTTGAATACCATGACTTCCACTTTCTCGAATTCCTTGATTTGTCATTAATAAAATTTCAATATCTTTATTATGTAATTCCATTAATGTATCACACCCCACATAAGATAATCCAGATTTTATTCCTCCCTCAATTTGATGTATAATATCTTTTACAGGACCCTTATAAGTGACGTATCCTTCTACTCCTTCTGGTACCATACTTTCTATATGGGACGTATCTTCCCCTAATTTTGATGATTTATTGTAATTTGACATAATCCCTGCCATCCCTCTTATTTGTTTTACCTTTTTATTTAATTTTGTATATATTTGACCCGGGGTTTCTGTTGTTCCACTTATCATACCACCCAACATAGACGCATTCGCACCAGCACATAATGCCTTGAATACATTCCCAATTGTACCATTATGTCCACCATCTGCTATAATTGTTTTTCCTATTTTTTTTGCTTCTTCTGAACATTCCATAACAGCAGAAAGTTGAGGCGCTCCACAACCTGTTTGTTTCCTAGTAATACAAATGCTTCCTGGTCCAATACCCACTTTTATACAATCAGCACCACATTCAGATAAATATCTCACACCTTCTGCCGTACAAACATTTCCTGCTATAATATCAATATTTGGTATTTCTTTTTTTAGTTCTATAACAGCATTTCCACATAAAGAATGATGTCCATGCGCAACGTCAATACAAATAATATCGCATCCACATAAATATAAGGCTTTCGCACGTTCAATATAATCTTTATTTACTCCTACTGCTGCCCCGACAATAAGTTGAGAATTTTTGTCTAGGTTCGCTTTTGATTTAAATTTATCATTATTTCTTTGAAGCATATCTTTCATTGTAATTAGACCATAAATTTTGTCTCCGTCTAAGATAGGTATTTTCTGAATTTTTCTTGTCGACATATATTCAATAATTTCATGTATTTTCATAGAATTTAATGTTTTTACATCTATTATAATCATATCATCTTTCTTTGTCATATATTTACCAACATATTCGTCCATTGAATTTCCTAATGATTGAAAATAAATAAAATCTCGATTTGTAAAAATACCACAAAAAATACCATTTTTTACAACTAGCAGCGATTTTACCTTTTTCTCGTGTATCATTTGTGTGACAACTGACATTTTTGTATCTGATTCAACTACATAGGGATTATATATTACATAATTTGTATATCGTTTTACTTTTTTTACCATTTCTACTTGTTCATCAATGGAACAAAATCTATGAATGATACCCAATCCTCCCAATTTTGCAATTTCTATTGCCATTTCATCTTCCGTAATACTATCCATATTTGCAGATATAATTGGTGTATTTAACTTAATCTTTTCTGTAAGATATGTTTTTAAACAAACATTTTTACGACTAGAAACCTCAGAATATTGAGGTTTAATTAATACGTCGTCGTATGTATATGAAGAAGTAATTTTAGTAATCATATTATTATCAATATATTATCTTTATATATTAAAAATAATATATGTAATATAGAATGGCATCAAAATTAACGAATAAAGAACTTATCTTTGAAATGAATAAACGTTTTGTTATTCCATATATTTATACAAATGAACATTTTATAAAGGAATATAATAATAAATGGGGGGCGAGGATTATGAATCATGAAATTATTGAAGAAGTAAAAGATATTTTTATTCAAGAACCAATACAAGAATTAGAAAAAAATCTAATATTAATCACACAAGAATTTATACATTCAAATTTGTATTATTGTGATTCTTGTGAAAAAGAAATCGTTAAAACCTATTGTATCAAAGCCGGGTATTCTATTATGAATTGCAAAACTTGTAATAGTTTATGTTGTAGAGATTGTATTCATACTGTTATTGAACATCGTTGTTTATTATGTCTATGAAATAGATAGTTTTATTATAATAATATAAACATTTCCTGTATAGATTTTATAATGTGGTTCAAATCTAAATTATTGGAACAAAATGAAAATTCTTGTATTGAAGATTGTTTTCATGAAAATTCATTAATTTATTATTTAAATGACTTTATTGAACTTAAAATTAATAAAAAAAATTATTTGAAATTGATTGAATTGTGTGACTTTTTAATGGTTTCTAATGTAGACGTTTTAGTAGATAAAATTATGGTTTGTTTTAATTATGATTATAATAAAATACACGAATTTGGTGATTTTTATAGATTGAATAGTGAACGATTAATACCACATACAACGGAGACACTTAAAGAAGCAATCAAATTGCATATATGGAATCCAAAAAAAAGTTATAAAAAAAATGGTTTCGTCGCCTATTGGGATGTATCAAATATGATAACTATGGAAGGTTTGTTTCATGAAAGTCAATTTAATGGTGATATATCACAATGGAATGTATCGAATGTGATAAATATGGATGGTATGTTTTGTAATAGTGAATTTGACAGTGATATATCGAAGTGGGATGTTTCAAACGCCACAAGTATGGAGAGTATGTTTCATGATAGTGAATTTAATGGGGATATATCTCTATGGGATGTTTCGAATGTGACAAATATGGAAGGTATGTTTTGTAATAGTGAATTTAATGGGGATATATCTCTATGGAATGTATCAAATGTAACAACTATGGAGAGTATGTTTTATGATAGTGATTTTAATGGAGATATATCGCAATGGGATATAACGAATGGGACAAATACAAATAATATGTTTTTATAAGTTAATTATTATATATATTCAATATGGTTGATACAAGATAACTTCTTTGGACATCATTTATACCTAATTTAATAAATGAAATATTATCTTCTTGTAAAAATTTAAAATCCTTTTCATGATAATAGGATTCAAACCGTTGAATTAAATCAAAAAGTCCATTTTCTTTTGTATCACATTGTTCAATATCTCCTGTAACAATCAATTTGCTATTTTCTCCTACACGTGTGATTAACATTAACATTTGTTTCACACTCGCATTTTGTAATTCATCTCCAATAATAAAGGTATTTTTAAATGTTCTACCACGCATAAACGCAAGCGGTACAATTTCTATTCTTTTTTCTTGAATATATTTCTCTATTTTTTGTGGTAATATAAATTCTGATAAAATATCAAAAATTGGAACAATCCAAGGATGCATTTTTTCATTAATATCGCCGGGTAAAAATCCTAATTCTTCGTCCACACTTACGATTGGTCTTGTTAATACAATTTTCATATCTGTTTCAAGTAATAGTTTAGCAGCATATTGTGTTGGAAATAAAGTTTTTCCTGTTCCTGCTGGACCACTTACAAGAACCAATGGTATATTATCGTTTTTGATTTCATTATTATATAATTCTTGTAATACACTTCGAGCTTTATATTTATATTTCATGGTTTTTTGAGGCCGATGTATAATATCATAACTTTCTTCATTGTTGTATTTTTTTTTTCTTGAACACAATGAAATTTTTGAATGTATAGGTAGTGACAAAAACGCATCATATAATGGAATTTGAAGAATAGAAAAAAATGTGAAAAACTTCATTGATATCATTTTGAATATATATTTATATCCTAAATTATATACATAAATAAAAAAAAATTGAAATGTATAAGAATATAATATTCATATTCATTATGGAGCATTTTGTACCACCAGTATTTCCAGGAAGGCGGATTTCGCGCGATGAAAAGCAAGAATGGGTAGATGAATTAGTAAATTCAGTCGGGGGCGTTGTTGAAATGATTCTTCAAGAAGAATTATACAGCAATGTTCCTAATTCAATTGACAGGGCATCCATCATTTCAAGGGTGAATCACGAAATATATTTATCGAATCGACTACGGAGACTGCGATAAATAATTAGCAATAACTAATAATAATTTGATACACAACTATGTTTTTTTTGATTGAATTTGCGTTTTTTAAACGAACTTTTGAATATTTTTTTGGCATTATGAACTATTTTTAAAACCGACAGAGTAGTATTTAATCTTCATCACTTGACGATTCATCTTCTTGTTCTTTACCTATTGAAACAAGTTGTATAACAGCATTTTGAAACCAACTATCATTCGCATAGGGTCTAGTAACCTTAACACTTTTTACATTTAGTTCATCGTATTGTAAGCTAAATGTAAATGATGTCATCTTTTGGTGATTTGTTACTTGTTTGGTTTCAACCCAAATAGTAATATGCACTTCGTCCGTGTCATCGTGAATGATATTCTTAATGTATTTATATTCAATCATATCAAACAATCCGAGTTTTTTCATATTTTTTATTGAAGCATTCATTTTACGGCAACTCATAATTCTAATAGGTTCATTTGAGGCATCACGTGCAATTTTCATTTCGGTTAAAGACGCCATAGTTGATATAATAAATTAGAAAACTTACTATCAATTTTTTGGCATATAGTATGAACTATTTTTATAAACATAAATGATTAAACAGACTACAATGTTAACATAGATTTCATGAATTGTATTTCTTTTTCTTGTGTATCAATTATCTCTTTAGCTAGTTGTTTTATTTTTCTATTATTTGTTTTGTTATATATTTTGTGACTTGTTGTTAATGCTGTTGAATGGTGTGGTATCATTCTTCTTAACCATTGTTTATCATCAATCATTAATTGTTCTCTTAATAGTAATAATGATATGATAATTGATAAAATAATACCTAACAAGAAAATTAACATATTAAAATGTCCCATTGATAAATAATGAACAATTTCATGTGCCCACATCATATTTGATGCCATTAATAATCCACCATAAAATAGTGTTTGAGATATGTACAAATCAGAAAATCGATAGGCTAAAACATTCATAGGATTGAATAACATACCAACAAGGATCATTATAATAAACATAATCAATTGTCTTTTAAATAAACTTGATTTCATATAATATGAAATGAAAAAAATATAATATGAAATGAAAAAATAGTAATTATAAGTGTATTTAAGAATAAAACGCCTCTTGAATCATTTCATCTTCAATGTTATAAATAATTTTAGATATTTTTTTCTTTTTCTGAATCTCTTTATATAAATTTTCACAAAGTTCATATAAAGCTCGGTCACAATGTTCATCTGGAATATCAAGAATGCTTCCATCATCTTCTTTCACAATCATAAAATAAATATAATGTATCATGTTCTCTCTGTGAGTATCACTTTCAAATTTATAGTCTAGTTTATCTTCAACATTTTGGAGGACCTTTTGAATAAACGACTTCATTTCAGTTTTCATTTTAAAATATAATATAATTTTATTTCTAATTCAATTTTTTTTATGAAACATAATTAATTTTTAACACATCGTTTTCTACCATCTTCTCCTTTGGTTTTTAATGACTTATAACCTTTTGGGCATCTTTTAAGACTTTTTTTAAGTTTATAAACACCAGATTCACTTTGAGAACCCGAAAAAATAACCTTTTTTGATTTTTTTTTACATTTACCGATGATTGATGGGTGTTTCCGGTACCCATTGGCACATCTTTTTCTGGTATTTAAACTAATAATATTGCTTGATTGGGATGAAACATTGCTTGAATTTTTCACAGAATCCATTTTTTCTCTATTTGTAGCAACTAATACCTTGGTATTTTTCTGGAGTTCTGGTGAGGCAAATATTAGCGCCTCAGCCCGCGAAACAAGGTCCGGACAAAATACAATAGCATCTTCATTCTGTTTCACGGCAGTCATAACCACATCTTTATCTTTCTTGAGACGGTCTGATACATATTCTAAGGCATTCCCGTTTTGTCTTATAGCAGCCATTACAACATCTATGTCGTCCTTGAGTTCTGGTGAGGCGTCCATTAAAGAAAGTCCGCTTTTATTTACAGCAATCATTACCACTTTTTTGTCGGACTTAAGTTTTTTTGATGCATAATGTAGTGCATTACCATTTTCTTTAACAGCAGCAACAACCACTGCTTTATCATTTTTATATTCAGTTGAGACATATTCTAGAGATGCACCATTTTGTTTCACGGCAGCCATAACAACCGCTTTATCATTCTTGAGACGCGCTGATGCGTATTCCAATACAATTCCATCTTGGTCGATTGCTTCTAAATCTTGTTTGACTGCTGCTAATACCACATCTTTATCGTCTCTGAGTTTCGTGGTGAGAAATTCAAGTACCAGACCATTTTGTTTCACAGCAGCAATGGCAACATCTTTATCATTGCTAAGATGTTCTGAAGCATGTATGATAGCATTACCATTTTGTTTGACAGCAGCAAGCACGATCTTTTTATCGTCTTTGAGACTGGGTGAAAGACGCTGAAGTGCCAGTCCATTTTTTTTTACGGCAGCTAGTGCCATTTTTTTGTCCTTCGACGAAATTGACATATATATTATACTTATATTTTATCCTAGATGTATGATAAAATTGATTCTTCATATTTTTTATTTTTATGTTTAATGGAGTGTTTTTCAAAAGAAGTAGTAAAAGGAAAAGTCATAAAAAGACCTTCCAAACATTGTAAATCTCCTTATGTTGCTGATGTATTATTAGATGATGGTAGAGAGATTATTTCTCACGCACCTTCTTTAGGATGTAGTGGGTTATGTGAAAAGGATTCAATCGTATATTTGACACAAATAGAAAAACCAAAACAATGTTCTCATGTAATTCATTTGTCAGAAATAAACAATACAATAATATGTATTCATCCAAAAAATGGAGAAAAAATAGTTGAACATTGTTTAAAAAACAACTATATCACGACGCTAAAAGATTTAAAAGTAATTCGACGCGAAAAAAAAATATTAAATTCACGATTTGATTTTCTTGGAATTGACAAAAATAATCAATATTTTATTTTAGAAGTAAAAAGTGTTCCTTTGTGTAAAGATGGTGTTTCTTACTTCCCTGAAGGATATAGAAAGAAAAAAACGGATGTAATTAGTCCAAGAGCATTAAAACACATACAAGAACTTCAAGAAATAAAATTTCATTGTAATGATGTTCGAACAATAATGTGTTTTGTGGTTCAACGAAGTGATTCAAAAACATTTAAAATTAGTGATAATGATAAAATTTATAAAGATGCCGTATTTGAAGCAAAAAATAAAGGTGTTGAACTCCTAGCCATACAAATAAATTGGACAAAAGATGGAAAAGGTTATTTTATAAATGAAATGAATGTTGAATTTTAAAATAGACAAGGTATACAAGAATCTTTTTTTGTTGAATCAACATTTATATTGTTTTTAAAATTGAAATAAATAATTCTCAAAATATGTTGTATGCACAATTTTTATATAAAAACAAATGACGATTGGTCTGGTATGGCAAAATATGGTTATGTACATGGTAATGAGAAAAATTTAATAAACCGTATTCATAACTCATGCGAAGAACACCCTGAACTATCAACATTTACACATATTTTAGAATTTGAAAAAAATGAAAAATATAGATTACACTATAAAGAAATAGATAAAATAATTTCACTTCTTGGTTCAGATATAAAAAAAATAGAAATAGTTGAAAAACTATATGGTATTCAATTACCTTTTTTAAGAAAATTAAATGAATACTTGATAAAATCAGAGACAAAGTGTTCTACCGAATTTGTGTCGGATGAAGGAATTTTACATCTTTTGAATGTTTTGACAGAAGAATTTCCGAAATTGGGTTTAGACCTAATTAAAGAATATACTGCTGAAGAAATTAAAACAATTAATAATTCTTCAAAAAAACAATATAAAACAATGGTTCAACAAGACGAACAAATCCTATTAAAATTACAAGAAGAAATGGGGGAAAAACAAATTCATTCCAATATTCAAAAAAAAAATAAATGGAATGAACGAGAATATCAGAGACTTATTATTGAATATGGATATGAACAATTATTAAGGATTCATAAATTATATCTGGAATTAGCCACAGGCGGAGGCAAAAGTTATATTGTATATAAACTATTCGAAAAATTAAATCCAGATATTATTGTGATTTTTGCGCCTAGAAAAAATATAAATATACAAAATTGTAGTTCTAAATATTTATCTATATTGAAAGATGATTATTTAGTATATAATTGTTCAGAAGATAAAGATTTTGATTCTTTTAAATATAATTGTAGAATTCAAAATAAAAAAATGTTAATTGTAGCATGTCCGCTCTCTAATGAAAAAGTATATAACATGCTATCAAATTATACAAACATTTGCGTATGGTTTGACGAGGCACATAATACAATCGAAAATTGGGTGAACAAAATAGATAATAAATATACAAAATTCTTTTTAGAAGACGTTAATATTACAAATAGATTATTTACTTCTGCATCACCCGATAAAAATATTATAGAACAATACCCTCAATATTTTGGAGAAATTTATTCGCCTATTAAAGTAAAAGAACTCATTGATTTA